AGGACACGCAGTGCCATTGATAGTCCTAATAAAACCTACTTGTGCCATTGTTTCCCCTTACCCAACTAACACAGTATTACCTGTTGTTTTAGTTGTTCTGTTAATTGTATTGATAATTGCTTGTCCTGTCATAACATCATCTAAATACATATTGATAACTGTGCTTCCACCATTGCCTATTACACTTGATACTGCTATCGCTACACCTTGACTTACTGCTTCAACGATCTGTGAGTTATTTGCAACTGCTGTTCTACCACCTATGCTACCGACCATTTCTGCACCTGCTTCTCTTGCTATGAACATTTGTCCGCTTTCAGGGAAACCACCATTAGCGTAAGTGAAATCATATCTATCATCAGGAATTACATAATTATTTTGTGATTCACTATTACTTGAATTAGGTATAGTATCTTCTGTTGGAACTTGATTTTTAAATTCTTTACCAGCATCAAGAAATCCACTACCCATTATTCCAATACCTGCCATAGCAGTTCCGAGTGCAGCAAAACCAATTCCCAATGGAATAGCAGCAGTTCCACCTGATGTGGCAATCCATACAGCAGCGATGGCAAGTGCCAACATACCTAACCCTGTGATAAGTTTATCGGTAGGAGTTAAAGCGTTCCACCAATTTTTGAAATTGTCATAATTGCTAACTAACCAAACACCTGCTATAACAATGGCTGCTAATGGATTAGCAACTAACCACATAGAAGCACCAATAGCTACCCCAACTCCTGCCAAATCAAATAGTGCCTTCGCCCATTTGGGATTATCATTTAACCATTTAGCAACATCATCAACAAATAGTTTAGCACCATCAAAGAAATTCTTTAATTCTGTCCATACAAAACTACCTACTGTTAAAACTAAATCAGCAAATGTATCGTCTAACGCAATTATCATGCCATGATTATCTTCAAATAAACCTAACCAACCCATAATAGTATCTTTAACTTCATTTGCTCTCATATTAACTTTATCCATGCCATTATTATAACTTTCAATATATTTTACTAAATCATCATAATAACTGCCTTTACCTAATAGACCATCACTTGCACTTGAAGAAGATAACATATTTAATTCATCAAAACCTAATAGAGATTTCTTTAATTTTTGAGCAGTTGTATCTGCATCGCCTAATGCTTCATCTAATAGTTCTGTATCAGTAGTAGGAGTTTTCATAAAGTTAAAATCTTCAATATTAAAACCTGCTAATGTAGAAATTGTCTTAAATATATCTCTTAATATAAATGCCATAGCATTAAGATAAGGTAATAATTTGCCAACTACACCATAGAATATAGTGCCTAACCACATTGTTGCTTCTTCAACTTGTGCTTTGAATATTCTCCATTGGTTGGCATTTGTTTCAATAGTTCTCGCCATATCTCCCTGTGCGTTAGTTGATTGTCGCATAATAGCAATATATCTTAATAATACCTTTTCGGCTTGTGTTAATTGAGCAACTTGTGCATTGATACCTAAACGATCTAAATCTGTTTGTAGAGTTTGCATAGTAACATCTATACCTAATTCACGCAATGGCTTGGTTTGACCGACAATCCCTGACATGAGCTTGGAACTTGCTAAACTTTGTGTAATGTTAAATAATGACGATAAGTCATAAGTAAGTTTAGTTAAATTAGTAGATAATAAGCCACTTTCTTCTCTTGCTATGCCAAGTGAACTCGCAAGGTTTTCAAATCTACCTTGAACTCTATATGTTTCACTTATGTTAGTTCTAAATGCTTTATTCAACTTCTCTTGAAATATAATATTTTGAGTAGTATTACTTCCACTTGCAACAGTAAATAGATTGTAATTTTCTACTAAATTATTGGCAGCAACCGAACTATCTTTAAATAGTCTTGTAATAGTTTGTAATGATTGTTGTAGCGATCCAAAGCCAAAATTAGTAGCAATCATTCTACCTACATTACTAATGCTACCTGCCATCTTTTGTAGGGCATAGGTAGACTTTTCGGTTTGTTTCTGTGTCTTATTTAAGTCAGCATTTAACTTAACAAGACCTTTAACCATTCCATCAAGTTTTGATGTTATTTCAATCCCTATTGGTGCTACATTATAAGTTCCATCTGCCATAGGTAAACCCCACTTTCTATTTACTATTCTTCAATATATTTTTGCCCTTATTGAGCATAACTTTCACATCAGTTTCTAATCTCTTTTGTCTTTCAAGTCTAATATCTTCCTTGCTCTTTTTTGCCATTTCCTTGAAGTCAAAAGGTTTCTCTAAATAACTTATAGGTTGTGCATTTTCTTTACGATTAAAATTATAGTAAACAACTTCAAATGCTTTACAATTATACAATCCTTGTAGCCACGCTTTGTAGTTCGTAATTTCAAATTCCATCTCTTGCTTTTGTGTAAACGCACTTCGGTAAGCCCAAAATAACTCTGGTTCTTTATGCCAATATTCATCATATGACATACCATAATTAAGTGCGTAAGCAAATTGGTGGTCAAGATACTCCGATACAGAAGTTATCTGTTCTTGTTCTCCTTGACCACCAATCTCTAACTCTATTCGATTATTCTCGGTTTCTTCTTGTTTTCCGTATCTACTTGCGTGGCTTGTGAAAAAGTTTTGTATTGCTCTGATAAGAACTCAATTACTTCATCAATCATTCCACCTTCATCTAAATACTTGTCTAATAAATCAATCGCAAGTGAAGGGTGTAATTTTGGTTGATTTTTGTGAAACGCACCAGCCCAAAATAACGCTGCTTGTGTATTAGGATTAGAATGAAGTTTATCAAACGAGAACCCTAACCCATCAAGATAACGCAATTCCTTGCGATCAAATTCCAAGAGATAATCTTTTCCACTAATTTCTACTGCCATTTTTGCCATAATTATTTTCTCCTTTCAAGATAATTCAAGTATTAAGAACCTGTGTCTTTCAACGCTGTAACTTCAACGATTGTCTTATCATCAATATCTTCTGGGACAATAACAAATGTTGCCTTTACAATAGAACCTAATGAAACATCGTTTTTATAGGTTGTTGGAACTCCTTTAATATAAGTTCCTGATCCGTCACTCAAAACAACCAAGAAATAACTTGAAGTTCCACATACTGCCGAAACAGTAGTGAAAGTAGCATCATCATAATTATATTCGAATGTTTGATCTGGGCTGTCAATTCTTCCACTCACATAAGTCTTGCGTGTGTCTGACATAACAGTTTTCTCAAACTTTTCTGGTGTCGAACCAGAAGCTGGAACTGATGTAATGTCAAGGAATTTAGTATAACTTGCCGCACTACCTGTGCTTGACTTCCATAGTTCAATGCCAATATCGCTAATTGCCATATTATTTTACCAAACCTTTCTCTATCTACTCTCGGTAGATAATTTCTGTATCTTCATCTACTAAACAACTAAATCTCATCACAATTCTATATACATTTTCAATAAGATTAGGTTGTCTATCAAACACATCTAAACTCATGCCATAATGATCGAACAACACTTCTTTGACAACATTTGCTAATTGTTTAGCAATAGTTTCTTTCTTGTTAGCACCACTCTTGATTGTAAATATATTTACTTCAATCGGTAGCGTAAACCTTTTGTTAGTCTTTCCCAAAGTTTCTGTCGCAAATACATAGTCCATTTGTGTCATAACAATCAATGGAAACACATTAGGTTCAACTGATGGAATAGTGTCAAGTAAAGTAGCACCATAAGGGTTTATTTCTTCATCTGAAAGTTGTGTTTTTAAGTAATCAAACATTTCTTCATAAACTTTTTCAATGTTCATTTTATCTCCTTACAGTTATTTTATAATAGCGTTAATCGTATTTATCATATGATCCCTTAAATTCTGTTTTATATACAAGTAAGTGCGATAATAAGTTGGGGTGCTTGGTTCGCCTTGTGTAGCAACATTTTTATGCCACCAATACTGTTCGCCATTATCCATCTTCATCTTCCACTCACTTGGTAAATCATATCCCAACCAACCTACATCGCCAAACACTTCTTGCTCTGGTTGTATAGGACTATTAGCACCTATTAAACCATAACCATATTCAGCGTAAGTTGATTGAACATCTGTGTTCACAAGTCTTATCTTACTTGTCCATTTTGAAGAACCTTTGAAATCAAATTTGTTGTTGTTTAGAACAGCATTTCTGTTTTCTTCATTGTTATTCAAACTTCCGTAAAATCTAACTCTTTCTAACATCATAGGTTCTAATGTGCGTATGGCTGTTTTGTTGGCACGAATTATGTTATCGTTCAATCGTTTAAGATCAGCGATTAGTAATGGTATGCCACCATTGAACAAATCATAACTATCACGCATATTACTTACCTTTAATGCTTTCAAAATAAACAATAGTTGAAACATTTTGAACCATAACTCTTTTTACAATGTAATTAGAATTATTGCCAACAATCGTTTCTCCTGTTGGAGTAGCACCTTCTAAATAAGCAACATCAAATTCATTTATATCGTATGTAGTGCCAATCAATAATGCTCTAAACATTTTTTTAGCATTAGCACCAAATAATTCAATTCTCGCATCATCTGATAAAGGTTGAATATTCATCAAATACGCAATCGGTGTAGCAAATACTTTAATCTGTTCTCCGTCCGTAATAGTAGTGGAACTGAACTTGGCTATATAAACTGACTTCTTCCAACTCTCAATAGGTGTAATTGCCATAACGCAAATACCTAATATAACGCTTTCGCTTTTGGTGTAAGTTCGTTCATTAAGCCAAGACTAATTCCATTTTCAATATCTCGATATGAGATAGATAAACCATTTTCACTGTATGAAGAAACAATCTCGCTACCTAACGATTGATACATTTGTTGAACTGCTTGAACGAGCCAATAATTGTATTTAGCAGGTAAGACAAGTGAATCAAAATCATCTTCAAAAGGATTGATAGCTCTCAATGCTTTGTCTGTCGCAATCTTGATAAGCAAGTTTAACAAACTGTCTTTACTCGTGTCTGTAATGCCTAACAATAATTTAATTTGACTTAATATCATCTTCGCTACCACCTTTCGCTAACTTTCTTAACTTCTTTCTCTCATTCGCTTCGTGCCAAAATTCTTTGCTTCGTTCATCTACTCTTTTCCAACCTGCATCTCTATAACGCTTTAAATCAATAGGTGGAATGGAAATTACCACTCCACCTTTTTTGACCTTCATTTAATTAAATTAAGAACCAGCAGAATAGGTGTCGCCAGAGTAGAAAATCAAATCTTCGGCTAATGCCTTTGTGCCATAAGAATAGAATAAACTCATAGCGAAGTCATTAGACAAATCAATCTTTTCTAATTGGTAAGCATCGGCAAACAATATAGGTTGTCCAATCGAACCGAAACGCATAGCGATGGCATCAACAACTTGCCCCACACCTTTTGGCAAATGCAACGATACATAAATAGGAACTCCATGATATAGACCAACTGCACCTTTACCATAAGCATTGTCGGTAGTAGGCATTTCATCAATAGCCAAACGCAAAGCAGAATGAACAGCAGGAGTAACAACAACTGCAACTTCATTTCTTTCAACTCCATCAACAAATGCGTTAGAAACGGATTCAACTGCAACGATCATTTCTTCAATCTTTCCATCCCAAGTAGTAGCACTATGAGAAACTTCTGTGCCTGTTGCATATGCTTCTGCGAAGAACGCAGTATCCAATTCACGCTTTAAGGTCATTGGGTGGTTGATTGCTCTTTGAGCAGCGATGTCTTTTACAGGGTGTGCAACAATATCTTTCTTTGTAATTTCTTCTACAATTTCACGATCTTGGTCTAATGAAATAAGAATAGGTTTTGCATTGATCGTTTGACCAGCAGCAGCAGCACGAGCAGTTCCATACGCTTGTGATACTGCATTTTCAAATCTACGGAACTCAACTGTTCCAGCTTGTGGATTGCCACTATAAATAGGATTCTTTAAAAATACTGAAACTGCACTTTTCTCAACATTAGCAAATGTCGCACCATATACTTCGGCTAACTCATCGGCTGTTGAACCATTCTCTAATTTAATGCTTAAAGCATCAATTCTTGCCATAATTTTTAATCTCTCTTTCCACGCATATCAGCGTTTAACTTTGTTATAAAGTAAATTTTTTAACTGTTTTGTTAGTGGTAGAATCGGCATCAGACTTATCAGGTTGTTTTGTTTGATTTAGCAAACTTTCTTTTGTTCTGTTTGCAGTATTTTCTTTTTCTTTACCTAATACACTGATAAACTTGTTTACTGTTGCCATTGTTCTCTCTTTGTCATTACTGACAATTTGATCCAATAAATCTGCGTAAACATCAGAAGTGAACCC